ATCTTCTAGTAAACTTTCTGTAGGTCTGTAGTTATAACAATGCAATACTGCATTGTCATCTGCTTTAATTTTTCTTTGTAGGATTAATTTTTTATCTTGTGGACGCCATGTAAACAATAGTTCTGCACCAAATAGTCTACCCATTGTTTCTCTGTTTTGTTGTAGGAAATCAAAACTTGATAGTCCACCGTTTCTGCTACTACCTAACAAGTATGTGTTAAGGTAAGCCGCTTGGAATGGTTCTATATCATTTCCTGTTCCACTGCTTACACCTGTTGTTCGTCTGTAAATATCACGTACTTCCATTACTTCTGATGGAAGTGTATATTCGTTTTGATCTTTTATTATTTCAAGAATGATAAAACTTTCTTCTACGGCATTTTCGGCACGTTGTCTATATTTTGCTAATGCCTTATCGGCGGCAAGTTCGTAGTGTTCTGGGTCAAGTTCAACATCGACCATTCCACCGCCTAAGCGTAGTTCTATTTCTTTTTGAAGTTTGTTTATAGCTGCCATTTATAATTCTCCTACTATGTATTTATCATAGTATCACTTATTAAAGGCGGCTAATAAGATAGTCTCTCCGTTGATACGTCCATTTAACTTAGTTTCTGTTGTTTTTAGTGTTTCAAACAACTTTTCTGTCTTTGCTCTTGTGGCTTTTTTAACATCTGGTAAAAACTCTTGTGGTTTACGTACTGTACGTTGTAAACTTTTTTCTTCGTCATAACCAGTTATAGTAGTTCCTTTAACACTAAGTCCACTACCTTCACGTTTTAGTCCCATAGGGTCTACGTTCTTAGCATAGTACATTCCAATCTTACGGTTTTTAGTGTTAAAAACCACCAGTATACGGGCGTAAACGATTTCTGCTGGCATTATGCTACCTAAACCGTATTCGGTGTCTGTTTGCTTAAATTTGAGCTTCTTAACAATGTCTTCTGGGCTCTTTGTACGTGTTTTACGTGGCTTGCGATTTGCTTTGCTTTCAGCTTCAACAATATCACATGCATCAATAATTTTACGATATACTTCTAATGCACCTTTTTGTTGCTCTGTGGACATATGATCATATCCTTCTTCCAACTGCAAACGCATATCGTCCTTGTCTTCTTTTTTAACTTTCTTAGCAAGTTCTGTAAACTCTGCAAGATTGTCTTTGTACAAGTTGCGAATAATTCGTACATGTGCCTGTTTTGCAGTTGCTCTACGTAGCAATGTATCTGGTTTAAAATCTTTTATAAGTTTTGGGTTATACCCACTAACTACCCATTGCTCTAAAAATTCTTCTATCTCATCAGTCATTTGTAATGCGGCTGCATGTAATAGTTGTTGAATAGAAGGCTTTGGTCTACTTGCCTTTTTTGCTTCTGCCTCTGCTAAACGCTCTGCTTCTTCTACATGTTCTTTGCCATCAGCAATTGCTTGTTTAATTGTTTTATGAATAAACTCACTGATTGGACTTGGAGTACCCATTGTACCTGCTAAACTTTCCCAATATGCATTCCAGGCCGGATGTACATCTGGGCATCCCATTGTAAGCATACGACAGTAATATCCTGTAGTTGCATTAATGGCTCCTGCTTTAGCCGACTTAACACATTTTATATCTTTTTTAGTATAACCATTTGCAAGCATCCAATCCCATGCATAATCAATAAGAACAGAAGTTTTATAATTACGATAATAGTAATCAGTTGCGGCTTGACGTTTTTGATGAAACTCTTTACCAGACCATCCGTCTGCACCTTCCCAACTAGGATCTTTTAATTGATTTGCTCTAATTCTGTCTGATGGCCTGCGTGGTTGCTTACGCCTTGTCTTAGGTAGTGCCATTTTACTTTTCTCCGTTATAATCGTCAAACATTCGACGTTCCATATCGTCGGCTATTTTTTGATACTTATCAATTACTGTAGAAATTTGACGTTTAGCGGTTAAATCAGTGGTTTTAGAATATAATTCATTTAATTCGTCTATGAAAGATAAAATCTCTATCATTGGTTGTCACTCCAGGTTGGTATAATTTAAAACAAGTTTACGCTAAAACTTTTATTTCGTCAACCTTTTTAAATCCAAAATCTGCAACAACGTGTTTTACACCGTCTGTGCCTTCAACAATATCACCAACACTAAGACTGTGCATAGGTGCTAATCTTTCAATTAATTCTTCTGGACCCATGTTACCTACATGGAAAACACCTTCAAGGTCTTCGGCAGTAATATTACTAACGTGTGTGTAATATCCTCTATTAAATGCATCTGCGGCAATTTCATTTATATCATTTTTTCCAAAGTTCATGCTCAACCTTAGAGAATTTTTATGAACTGCGTCATGTCCTTCATCGTTAATAATATCGATTTCAGCATCTGTTAATCTAATTTGATATACTTTAAATTTTTCCATTGTTACACTCCTATGTTGTTAAATTCAGTTTCCATACTGTATGGCAATCCAAGGCAATAACAAATATAACCCTTGTCTTGCTCTTTGTCAAGACCTTCGCCTTGCAAAATCCATTTAATTGCAGTTTTACGATCACCTGCACCACTCTCAATAATGTTGGCAATTCTTTGTTCGAACTTCTTCAAGTTCTCGTCTTCTGCCTCTTTCTCTTCATTGATTGATCTCTCAACTTCTGCTGAAATATAGTCTGCTTCTTTCTGCAGGTCTTCCATAGTCATTGAAGCGAAATCATAATGTCTACCCTTAACACCAAAGGCATCTTTATGACCTTCGTAAATATAAGTTGCTAACTCATCACGTTCAAGTTCTACAAGATTAGTAATACCACGTTCAATCCAATAAGCCTCATCTTCAGGATACATACCTGACCAGCTACCTGGGTTTGCTTCCATCCAAGCCTTAGCTTTGATATTACGTGATTTAATTTCTGCGATTAGTTCTTTCATTATGCTGACATCCTTGCTTCTGCTATGGCATGAATACAAATTTTATAATTTTCTTGTGTAGGTTTCATACCGTTTTGTTTACACAATTTCTTTGCCATTGGAGTCATAAATCCTTTTGACTCTAAAATTGCTAAAGGTGATTCACCTTCTTTGTAACGAGTAAAATACTCTTTAGGAGTAAAGTTCTTAATTAGAAAGTTCTTGAAAGAACCTTGGTAAGTTACATATTTAAAACGAGCAACAAAGTTACCTTCGTAAGTTAAGTATCCACCGTGATAATTAAACATCTCTTTTTTAAACATATTTTAGCTCCTTTTTTTATTAACTATACATATATTATACGGCAAGACGTCTTACTTGTCAACCTTTATGGTCATAAAAAAACCCTGTAAAATCAAAGACTTACAGGGTTTTTATTTTTTTTTGGCTTTTATTTTATTATTTTTTGCTATTTTTCGTTAATTTGACGTTCAAATTCTCTTAAACGTTTGAATACACTCATTAACTCAATAAGTGTTGGCCACGCTCTGAAGAGATATTGCATACTGCCTTCTACTCTTCCAAATGCACGAATAATTTGTTGCATTACACCAAGTGTTACTACACCTGCTACAATCGCCGGTGCTAAGAACACATATGCACTTAGTACGTTTGCTTGTAAGTATGTAATACGTCCAACATTAAAATACAAGTAACGCAAATAAGACTTAAAGTGAATACTACGAACATCTGCAAAGAGTTCATTAATAGTCTTTGGTCTTACTGTTGCATCATCTTCTGCGATAACAAGTATTTTTCTGTATGCCGCTTCTTTCTTCTGCAAATCATATTCAACACCAACTAAGCGTAATATCCAACCTAGTGCTATTAAGAATAATGTTCCGCCCACTGACCAAACAATAGCGCCTGTAATAAGACCATATTGCCAATCACCAAAGAAGAAGATAGGAATACCTACTGATAAACCAAATAGTATAGGAACAAACTGTACTAGAACCATTATTGATTCAATAAAACTTGTACCTAATCCTTCCATAATACGACTAAACTTAATCGTATCTTCTTGTACCCTTTGTGCGGCACCTTCTATAGTTCTAGCTTTGTCATATACTGCATGATACCATTCTACCATTGCTGTACGCCATCTAAACAAGTAATGAGCTGTAAAATAACTTACTACAACTGCAATACCTACGTATATAGCGGCCAAGTATATGAAACTTGCTAAACTACTCCAATACTCACCTATAGTAATTGCATTGGGTTCTGCTAAGGCCCGTTGGATCATGTCATAAAACTGACCGAACCACTCGTTAATTTTAACATCAATTTCGACTTGTACCCAAAGTGATGATAAAATTATTGCGGAACCTATCCAGGACCACAAGAGCCATTTTTTTTCTGTAAAAAATCTAAACATAGTGTTTATCCTTATAAAATGCAGAATATTAACTGCATACATAACTATTTAGCCTTTTCTGTGATAGGTTATTATAAAAATGGATAAATACATTATAACAAGGAAAATCACATGCCAAGACTCAGTTTATACAAACCTTTTAAAGGAAACGACTACACTTTTATGGATCATAGTATCCGTGAACAGTTTGATATAGGTGGAACCGGTGTACATGTACACAAATACCTAGGACCAGATGTACAAAACAAAAGTAGTGATCCAAGTGAGCCTAACTACGGCAGTGGTTTAGAAATTGATAATACTACTGGACAAGAAATTAATCCAGAAGGATTAATAGACGAAACTAATATACAAGACTTACTGTTTATGGAAAACAGAGATCGTAAGTACGATCCAGATGTTTATGAACTACGTGGTGTATATAATGTTAGTGATAATGATTTTGATTTAACCCAATTTGGTTTGTTTTTAACAAACGATACATTGTTTATTAGTTTTCATATTAATGATATGGTAGAACGTATGGGACGCAGGCTTATGCCCGGTGATGTTATTGAACTACCGCATTTACGTGACGAATTATTACTTACAAATGACCGAGAAGCTATTAATAAGTTTTATGTTGTACAAGATGCCGCAAGAGGAAGTGAAGGATTTTCACAAACTTGGTATCCACACATTTGGCGTGTTAAAGTAGCACCATTAACAGATACACAAGAATACGCAGATATACTTGGTACTGCTGATAATCCAGATAGTCTTAAAAATGATATTAGTTCTTACAAAACAGAACTTAATATTAGTAATGCTATTGTTAAAAGTGCCGAACAGGCTAACCCAAATAATTTACCATTAGCAGATCATTTATTTGGTGTAGAAGATGATAATAAAACATATGAACACGGTGAAGTATTACAACAAGGTGACCAATTTCCAGTTTCACCAAACGAAGGCGATTATTTTGTAAGAACAGACTTCACACCTAACAGACTTTTTGTTAGACGAGGAAGCAAATGGCACAGATTATACGATAATATTACTGAGCAAACATGGAGTGATAGAACTTATAATGCAAGTGGATTTATTAACAACGATGCAACAACTGTAGTTAATAATCAAGAAACTCCTGAGAAACAACCTTTGTCTCAAATAATTAAACCAAAGAGTGATTTTGAATAATGGCACAACAATACTTTTACGATAAACAAATTAGAAGATACATTCAGCAGTTTATAAGACTGTTTAGTGGATTTAATGTACAAATGGGAAAAAATGATAATGACCTTCCTATATACCAACAAGTACCTGTACGCTATGGTGATATTAATCGTATGGCAGCACACATAACAAGAGAGAATAGTGAGAATATTGTTAACACTGTTCCGTTTATTAGTTGTTATGTAACATCATTGGATATGTTTGCTGAAAGACGTACATATCAAGATCACGTAGACAAAGTTCAAGTAAATGAAAAGAAATATGACGAAAGTACTGGGCAATATGTTAACGAATTAGGTAATCAATATACTATTGAAAGACATGCACCTGTTCCTTATATGTTAGTAATGAACTGTGATGTTTGGACTTCAAATACAGATCAAAAACTACAACTCATGGAACAAATACTAGTATTATTTAATCCAACATTAGATATTAGAACTAATGATAGTCCTGTTGATTGGACTTCTTTAAGTCATGTTGAATTAACTAATACAACTTGGAGTACTAGAAGTGTAGGATCAAGTATCGATGATATTATTGATGTTGCTACACTGACTTTTAATATTCCTATATATATTACTCCACCAGCAAAATTAAAACAACAAAAACTAATTCATACTATTATTAGTGAACTATATAGTTTAGATGATGATGACTTGGATAACTTTAAAGAACAAAAAGTATTTGATACTGATACATTAAAATACACAATTGTTACATATGAAGATAAAAAAGTTAAATATGAAAATGGTAATTTACAATTGTTAAATGATAAGGGTACAAATTTAGACAAAGATGGATTAGTATTAGAATGGGACAAAGCATTATTACCATTTGGTACATTGAGATCTGGAATAAGTCAATTACGACTTAGAAAAGGAACAGATCCTAGTGATAAAAATAACGACATTGTTGGTAGATTAGAAGAGCACCCAACTAATCCTAATTTATTGAGTGTTTCAATAGATAATTCTACATTGCCAACAAATACACTAGCGGCCGTTGATGCTATAGTAGATCCTACTAAGAATTATCCAGGAGACGGAAGTGTTCCTTCAGCCGTTACAGGACAACGTTACGTTATATTAAACGATACTCCTATAAATGCACTATGGACTAATGTAGTTGCACATAAAAATGATATCATAGAATATAACGGTACTACTTGGACTATTAGTTTTGATAGTTCTGCAATTAGTACAACTCAATATGTAACAAATGTATCAAGTAGCGATCAACTAGAATGGAACGGAAACGAATGGATTAACAGTTATGAAGGAATTTATAATTCTGGATACTGGCGAATTTATCTGTAGTACTGATGACCCTTGCGATGACTGTACTCACTGGATAGGACATATATGATAACAGCAAGCGGATGCATATTTTTAAGTATAGACACTGGCAGAGTAATGCTACAACAAAGAAGTGGCGAAGTTAATCATCCTAGAACATGGGGCTTTTTTGGTGGTAAATCAGAAGGTAATGAGAGACCTATTGAAACTTTATATAGAGAAATAGAAGAAGAAGTAGGAATAGTTCCATCTATTGAAAAGGTTATTCCTTTAAACAAATTTACAAGTCCTAATAAGAAATTTATATATCACAGTTTTGTTGTTACAGTGGAAGATGAATTCATTCCTGTACTAAACAACGAAAGTGATGGATATTGTTGGGTTAAAATTGGGAATTGGCCTAGACCTGTTCATCCAGGAGCAAAGATACAATTTAATTCAAAACAGTTTATTAAGAAACTTAAAACTGTACACACACATCAAACAAAACAAAAATAACTTATCGTTTTTTCATACTAGCAACAAATTGTTCACGTAACCATTCAAAGTCATTAATTTTATTTAATGCTTCTGTATTGTCTTTGTTTTCTAGTCCGTATGCTTTACCTTCGTTTGCACCTTTAAGACAATAGCGTCCAAAACGTCCACCGTTATCTACAGTACACCAAGTTTCGAGTCTTGCATCTGTTTCTTCTTGTTTTTGATTTGGATTTACAGAACTTGCTAACTTAACACATTCACGGAATGCACTACGCCATGTTCTATATGGGTCTTTATTAAATCTTGTGATATTTGATATATCAGAGATTGGCTGATAAAATGCTACACCTGTTGTATAGTCTGGTAATGTATGTCCTAGTGAAAGCAATTGTTCTCTTGGAAATAGTTTAACACCGCCATAACCGTATTCTAAGTCATTAATTGGATTTCTTGCACTCCATACAAATGTTGTATTTTTTCTACTACTCATTGGCGGAATATAATCAAAACTAAAATGCCCTGTTATGTCTGCGTCAGCATCAACAACATAAACCATTTCTGTTTTTGCTAATTCTCCTACACGTTTATGTGCATTACCAATACCTTCAACATTCTTTACGTGTTGTGCATCTTTAAATCTATCTCTTAATTTTTGGAAATTTTCGTCTGCTTCTGCTTCATGGAAACTAATCATGAATATATCAAACTCTGCTACATGATAGCTTGATACAAGTTTGTTTTGTAGTACTCCGTGTGATACTCCGTGTGTAGGAACCAAATGAATATCACCCCAACTAACTGGTCTGCTAGTTCGTTTAACTACTCTAGGAAACGTATGGATAAAACTCTTTCCAATTTCTCCATCGGGCCTGTATTGCCATGCAAAATTTGGATTTACTTCAATTTCATCAAACACTACCCAAACCATATCATGTGTATCTTTATATTTAGATGCTACTTCAAGTAATGCACCTTCGTCTGTTAATTTGATAGGTGTTTTAACTACTGGATATGAATCGAACATAAACCTTTTTAATCTATCCCAAGGTGTTACAACACTTTGACCTTGGAACTCTTTGTTTCTATTAATTAAATTAATCATTGCAATCGCCCTTAACTGTATATGCACGTGTTCCTATATGTGCAATTCTGTCACTTAAATCGTGACTAACATATACACTGTAACCGTTGTCATGTGCTAAGTTACAAAAGTATATATCTTCTCCTACTAAATTAGTATAATCATTGCTATACTCAATCTTATAATGAGGTCGAGAAATATTTTCGTATACTTCTCTTTTTACTAACATCATTCCGCTTCCCACGGCCCATACTGCTTCGTTTCCTTTTCCTGTAAAAACTCTACTATCTAAATCGTTTTTACTTTTAAAAGCAACTGGTCTGTGTGGTGGAACTCTTGTTGAATAATTTCCAGCTATAATATCTTTATCCGCTGCTAATAATATATTTAGCGTATCTACTGGAAATTGCATATCTGCGTCAATCCACATAATGTGTGTACAATCTGTTTCTAGTGCTTGATCTACTAACTGTTGTCTTTGCATTGCTACTTCACTGCCCATATTAAAATGCAATGAAGTTGCAAGTCCAGTCTCGCCACACTTTTTTTGAAGCAT